TCATATTACGAAATTAAATGGCAGTTTCATTACGATGTACTTGCCAACGAACAAGCAATAAACGAAAACCTTATGGGAAAATTCTTCCGTAGGGATATTATAAATTAAAGTTATGACAATACCTGAAATCGCAAAGAAGTACGGAATCTCCGAAGCTTACTTAAACGCAAAAGATGATGCACTTCAAATAGCAGCTGCATCTTTAGTAGACCTCAAAGGAATGTTGGAAGCAAACCAACCAAAAGCACCAATTGCAGCAAAAATGCAGTTTTTAGCTGATTTCCTTTACGATGTAAAGAATTCCAACCATTAATTTGGTTATATCCCAAATTTTTCGTATATTTGTGATATAATATCTAATTAATGCTATCTGGGAAGAACAAACTAACGGTAATTAACATTTTGGACACCGCATTGGGTGTAGGTTCATCTCTTAAGGGAAATGAACAGGCACATCATTGTCCATTTTGTAATCACCATAAAAAGAAACTTCAAGTAAACTTAGATACACAAAGATGGCATTGTTGGGTATGTGATTCTAAAGGTAGAAGTATCCAATCACTCCTTCGCAAACTCAATGTAGATATAAGAGACCTCAATAGATTGAAAGATATTTATGGTGAGGATGATTATACATTAGTTGAGAAGGATGAGTATGTAGCTAAGTTACAATTACCATCAGAATTCAAACAACTTCATTTCAAACCAAAAGGATTCAATCCTGAATACAATCAAGCAATTAATTATTTAAAAGAACGAGGTATTACCCAAGCTGATATTGTTAAATATAATATTGGATATTGTTCGGAAGGATTATACTTTGGTAGAGTTATCGTTCCATCTTACGATGAGAATGGTGACTTGAATTACTTCGTAGCTCGTTCATATTACAAAGAGGAACGAATGAAATATAAGAATCCGCCTGTTAATAGAGATGTAATTGTATTTGATAATCAAATCAATTGGAATGAACCGATTACTTTATGTGAGGGTGTATTTGATTCATTCTCAATTAAAAGAAATTGTATTCCTTTACTTGGTAAATTCTTATTGAGTAAATTAAAGAATAAGATTATAGAGAAGGGTGTTAAGGAAGTAACAATTATGTTAGATTCAGATGCTATTGCAGATTCAACTAAACATACTGATTACTTTTTAAAGAACGGAATCAAAGTTCGTAACATTATACCAACTGATAAGGATGCTGGTGAGATGGGATTCAAAAAAGTAAACGAGCTTCTAAAGGAAGCAAAACAAACTGGATGGGATGACTTAGTTCTATCCAAACTAAATAATATATGAATAAATTAAAAACAATTTATCACATTGCGGATATACACATCCGAAATATCAAAAGACATAAAGAGTTTAGAGAAGTATTCTATGCTATGTTTGATGAAATTAAGAAAAGAGGAACTGATGATTCTATTATTTACTTAGCTGGGGATATAGCTCATGCTAAATTGGAAATGAGTCCTGAATTGGTTAGTGAGATTAGCTGGTTGTTTACGGAATGTAATAAACTATGTCCTACAATTGTAATCGCTGGTAATCATGATTGTAATATGAATAATTCAGACAGAATGGATGTACTTACTCCAATCGTTGATGCATTGAAACTACCAAACCTAACTTATTTAAGAGATACGCAAGTTTATGGTATTGGTGGAGTTGATTTTGCAGTATTCAGTATATTTGATAACAAAGATAATTGGCCTAAAGCAAACACTCTATTCGGAAACAAAAAGATTGCACTATTTCACGGACCTGTTGATAACTCTACAACCGATGTAGGGTATGTGGTTAGTAGTAGACACTTCACAACTGATATATTTGATGGATATGATTTAGCCTTATTGGGAGATATTCATAAAAGACAAGAGATGGTATCGCCAAGTGGATGTAAGGTGGTGTACGCCGGTTCTTTGGTACAACAAAACTTTGGTGAAACCTTAGACAAGCACGGATTCTTAGCTTGGGACTTGGATACAATGACCTACGAAGAAATTGATATTAAAAACGATTACGGATACTATACATTAGATGTTGATGGTGGTATTGTGCCGGATGTAACTGATATGCCGAAGTTCCCTCGTTTAAGAGTAAGGATAACCAATACCGATACTGCTGATACAAAGAGAATGATGGCAGATATTACGGCAAAGTATGGTGTAGAAGATTTTACAATCATTAGAACGGATTCATTTAATACCAAAAAAACCAACGATAGAGAAGCAAGGTTGGAAGTAGATAGTGTAAGTGATATAAACCATCAAAACTCTTTAATAGGGGAGTATATTGAACGTATGATGCCATTCGTTACAAAGGAGGACTTAGCTGGGATAGAGAAAATCAATCGTGACATTAATAGTAGAGTACAACCATCAGAACTACAAAGAAACATAAGCTGGAAACCCGTAAAGTTTGACTTCTCTAATATGTTCAGTTATGGGGAAGACAATATCATTAAGTTTGATAAGGTAAACGGACTGATGGGATTATTTGCACCAAACGCACAGGGTAAATCATCTCTATTTGATGCAATCTCATTTTGCCTGTTTGATAAGTGTAGTAGAGCTTATAAGGCAGCTGCAATTATGAATAATCGCAAAACGGATTTCCATTGCCAATTGGACTTTACTATTGATGGAGTATTGTATCATATCCGTAGAGAGGGTAGAACTATTAATAAGGGAAAGAATGTAAAGGTAGATGTAGACTTTTGGAAAGATGGTGATACCGGTAGAGAATCACTTAATGGAACGGAGAGAAGGGATACCAACCAAATCATTGAAGGATATGTAGGAAGGTATGAGGATTTCGTAATGACTGCATTATCACTACAAGGTAACAATGCCCTATTCATTGATAAATCACAATCGGAAAGGAAAGACCTCCTTGCTCAATTTATGGGATTGGATATGTTCGATAAGCTGTATGAAACTGCAACGAATGACATAAAGGATGTGAACGCTCTTATCAGAAATTTCAAACGTACTGATTTTACGACAGAATTGGCTCAAAAAGAAACCGACTTGGCTGAGAAGAAGGTTGAGTATGGGGAGTTGGATTTGGAGAAAAAAGAATTAGAAACTCGTAAGGCAGATTTAGAAGAACAAATTGTAAATCTATCGCAAGAAATAGTTCCAATTCAAGGTAACTTAGATATTGATGAATTAAATCGTAAACTTAAAAAGATTGGTGAAGATTTAACAACTTGGGGAGATACTAAGTTTGATAAAACTCAAAAACTTACGGAAGCAACGGAATTGGTTAGGGAAGCTAAAGAAATGATTAATTCTAAGGTTACTATTAATGGTAGGGATATTGGGCAAGCTCAAATTGAACTAAATTTAATTAATGGGCATGGACTGATGAATATAAAAGGTTAATTGTTGTAAGAGAAAGATTGGAAGGTGATATTAGAAATGCAGATTCTAAAATTGAATTACTACAAACTCAAAAAGAAAATGTAAATGCTGATATTGTTAGATATAACGATAACGAAGAAACTATAACTAAAAATCAGGCATTAGATATTCAAATCCAAAATGTTCGTAGATTAAAGCAAGGTGTAGAAAATCAAATATCGGATGTAAACAAACTTATGCTGAAATTAATGTCAGATGTAGGTGCAACGAAAACTTACATTGATAATATGAAGGCTAAGATGGAAGAAGTTAAGGAATTAGAAACTAAAAATCAATTATACACATTTTATTTAGATGCGGTTAAGAAAGATGGAGTACCTTACGAATTAATATCTAAAGCACTTCCAGCAATTGAAAACGAAGTGAATAATATATTAGGACAGGTAGTAGATTTTTCAATATCAATGGATACTGATGGAAAGAACATCAATGCTAGAATCGTTTATGAGGACCAGGAATGGGCTTTAGAGATGTGTAGTGGTATGGAGAAGTTCATTAGTGGATTAGCGATTAGAGTGGCTCTAATTAACATCTGTAACCTACCTAGACCTAACTTCTTAGTAATTGATGAAGGGTTTGGTACATTAGATGCAGATAACCTATCATCCTTATTTATGATGATGCAATATCTTAAAACTCAATTCGATTTCATTTGGGTAATTTCTCACTTAGAACAAATGAGAGATATTGTAGATGGACTTATTGAAATAAAAAAGATAGAGGGATTCTCTAAAATTAGTTTTTAACAACTGGCAATACATTTTTAGGTGGAGTTTTCTTTGAAGACTCCACTTTTTCTTTTACTAGGGTTTCAATTAATCCATCCTTTAATAATTGATGTACATCGGCATCAATTTGTATCATTGCGTATTTTTTCATAACGTTTCTTTAGTTTTCTTTAGAATTCTAATATAATTATAAACATAAAAAATTTAAGTAAATATTTATTATAGAATAATATAAGCACACTATGGCAGTAATAAAGAAATTTGCGGAAAACCTCACTCAAAATCTAACTACATTTCAAACATTTTTAGTAGATACTAATCCAAATTCAACTTACTTTAAGGTAACTGAATTTAAAGATACATTTACTGGGGGTAAAAATGGGTTTTTGATTGAAGGGTCTGAACATTTAATGGAATCAACTGAAATAAAGATTCAAATACTAGATGTAAATGGAAATCCTATATATTATGAGCCAGGTAATGGTGTACCTGAATATTATGAAGGTACATCTAAATTAGTTGCTGTTTATGTATATGAAGATACACCAATTGGTACTGCAAAGATAACAATATTAGGTGAATTAAAAACTTATTTAGATGAAGGTGGTGTTTTACAACAAATACCTGAAGAATGGAAAAATGTATATAATCTTAAATGGGAAAAAGAGTTTAAAGTAAATAGATTACTTTCAAACGAAGATAAAGTAAGATTTTATAGAAGACCGGAAGTTACAATTGATGAGATAGTAAAACCAATATTTTCAAATGTAGTAACCCCAATAATTCAGAAAGGTTTTGTAGATGGATTTGCACAAACACCTGGTCAAGGTGAAAAACTTACGGATTATACACTACCAACAAATTATTTAATTCAAATAAATGATGGTGGAGCATGGACTGGTTCTGTTGTTGGAACTACCATTGAATTTACTGATTTGGGATTCATAGCTCTGGCAGATGATGTAATAAGTAAAACTGATTTAACTGTAACAAATCCATATACGATAAATGGTATTGTGCAAGATTTTTCAAATCAAAGATATACAGCATCTTTTAATTATGTAGAGGGTATTGATAATTTAAAAACAGCTTTAACTGGTTCTTTTGCTAAAATTAATATTACTGATTTAACTACATTTGTGGGTGATGTTGCTAGAGTAAAGATATTTAGAAAATCTCAATCTGATTTAGCCGATTATCAATTCATACAAGAAATTCAATTAGAATCAAATGAGTTGTTAAAGGATTTAGAATCAACAACTAAAAATGAAGAATTCTATGGCATATTTGACCCATTTAATTTTAAAAATTATTGGGTAACATCTTCAAACAATTTAACAACAGCGTTTAATCAAAATTATTTATATAATTCTGTTAAATTAGATAGTAATGGTGTTAATAAATTCTTTACATCAAAATCCCTACAAATAACCGAAAATACGGAATACACACTTACATTTAATGTAAGATTGGGAAATCAAACAATATCAACGGCGGATTATGTATCGGTTTATATAAGTGGTTCTAGACAATCCACATTTGGAAACACAACTACTAATGTAGGGGTTCAACAAAATATATTAACTGTAACAGAAGATAATTCTCTTTTACAAAAATCACAAATAACAGCTAATTTTAAAGGAGAACAATTTAATAATGCTAAATTATATTTTGATGTAAAGGGA